GAGCAATTTAAAAAACCTACACTATTTAAACAATCTGGTATATTTATGCATATACATCAGTACAAGGACATTGACGGAGATCATGAAGCAACAAGAATAAAACTACTGGGAGTCATAGTGACAAGGGACTTTAAAAATGACCAATGCATTTCAGCTCTAGGTTTTTGGAAAAACGAGAATTGCTCGTTAATTCAAAGTAATTTAAACTATAAAGAAACTTGTCTTTTAGCAACTGTTCCTAACTCAAAGAATAATACATTGTTTATTACGTCTGAAAAGGGCGTGTGTTCCATAGCCAGTGTTGACTCTAAAACTGGCTCCTTTTTAAAACTTCCCGTGGAATTTATCTTAGATATTCCAGAAGGAAGTGTAATTGAATCATTTAATTGTCGGCGATGCTCAAATGAAGGGGACCTTGTTCTTTTTTGGGATTCCAGTAAGCCTAGCTCAGATGGAAAAGATAGAGAAAGACAGAGTTTTTATACGGGAATCAATGAAGCTGTTCTCACTGGGACAAAAACAAATGTGGAACGTCTTTTTCGTGCAGTCCACGAAGAGGATCTCGAGTTTATTACTTTTACAAAACCTATTCTCTCTATTGTCAATGGAAAAATTTTTGATGAGGAAGAAAATGTATTGACTAAGCATAATTTGGGACGCGCATATGCAGACTGCACATCCTCCTCTGCATACAACGAAAAGCATGAACTAATAGTTCTTTCACAATCTCTTTCATTGGTACCTGACGAATTTATAATGAAAATCAAATGGTTTTGTGAAGGAAAAACGGGATATCTTGAAGAGAAAGTTAAGGAAATAGTTTCACTGTCAATTTTTTAGTGTGCACCCTCTACCGCCTCTGCATTTGTATTTAAATTTGTATTCACTTCTGAATCATTATCTGATTTGCCTCCCCTGCGTTTCGACCCCGCCTTAAAAGTAGGAGGAGGTTGCGTCTTTTTCTTGTCACGCTTTAAACCTGGCGTTGACCATCGCACCTTTTCTTTTTCCTCTTCTTCAGCTACTTCTTCTTTTTCTATATGTTTAGAAGCAGGCAAATTTAAAATTTCAATTTCATTATTTTTTACCTCTTCTTTAAGTGGCTCCGTCGTCGTTGTCGTTAAAGTGTGCTGTTGTTGTTGTTGTTGTTGTTTTTTTTGCTGCGACATTGCATTCGCAAAAAGTCTTACATCCGGAAGTGACGTCTTTACAGAATTGGCGATTTCCAATACTTGATTTAATTCTTCGTCAACCTTTACCAAATTAGAATTAGCGCTAGGGCTTTCATTCGCGCTATCACTTGATGCAGATGAAGACGCGCGCTTCTGGTTTTGTCCGTAATCAACAACCTTAGCGCCTTTGGTATCAGATTGGCTTGATTGGGTTAGGTTCGCATGAAGCCCATTGTAATCAGAAACAAATTGCTTTTGCCCATTGTAATCAGGAACGGACTGCTTGGCTCGAATGCTCTGCTCAAGGTCAGAAACCAGATCGTTTAATTGTAAGCGTACTGCACCGCGTAAAGTGATATCATCAACGGGGGGTCGCGCTTCAAGATCGCGAACCCTTCGTTGTAACGAAATAATTCGCGCCATTGCGTACAAAATAAGCATGCCAAAAAAGACTGCCAAAATGTATAAATAAGGCTCAAGGGATTTCAATACCTTTGTGGCGCCTGAGCGCAAGACTTGGTTGCTTTCCATTACTTCCGGAATGGAGGATAAAAATTGTTTTTTCATCTTTTATATTATATTATAGTATAAACATATTTTGTTTGCCTTGATAAGTTTTCAAACGGACATTATTTATACTTATTATTGTAAGGATTTTTTGTGATTGCTTACAGTGAAAAACGTATAATAAAAAAAAAGTGAAATAAATAAAAACCTATAATAAAAAAAAGCAAAATGCCCGCTAGATCCTTAAAATCGAAATGTCCTAAGGGCAAGACCCGTGACCGCGTCACCAAGCGCTGCAGGTCCAAGAGATTCCCTGGTCGCCGCGCTCGCTCGCCAAAGTCCGCGAAGCGCTCGCGAGCTCGCCACCCTAACATGTCGTTAAAAGCGCACAAGAGATCGTTGCGTCTGCAGCGAGAATTCGTAGGCTATGCGAAAAAGGGCAATGTGGTTGCAAATGCCATGTTAGCTCAACAGAAAAAACAGAAGGAATATGTAAAACACGCAGTTCAAAGACTAAAGACTGAAGAGAGAGAGTAGAAGACGCAGTTCAAAGACTTAAAAAGTGAAAAAAAAAATTCGTTTCATATTGTTTATTCCCCACCAATTCGTTTATTCTTTACCATAAAGAAAACAAAATGGAAAATTCTATCTTGACGCCGCAGCCTTCACCTTTAAATCCAGAAATAAATTTGAATACTAGTTTGCCTTTTCAACAGGAAATCGACGACGGGATGCCAGAACTCCAAGGCGTGTCGTCTAACGAAAATGCACAAAATCCAATTGCAGTTGATTTAGCAAGCCAAAATCAAAATCAGGCACCTGAAGTTAATTGGACAGAGACTGAAACGCTTTCTGAAACGGATGAAGACGATCTGTTTATGGAAGATGATGTAACAAATCCCTTTGCAGATGAAGTGCTTGTCAGAAATTTAATGGATTTGATCAACAATCCTCATGCTCCTCCAAATGTGCTCAATTTAATTACTGATTTTACCGCAGGATCATCTCAGGCTTCTTACGTATCTGATTTTGTCGGTCGCATTTTAACAGGAACTACGACTTCGTTTTCAATCGCCCCTTCTTCATGTACTTCTTCTTCTTCTGCACTTTTACCGAACCAAAGTCAAACAAAGTCAAACGTTTATGATTCACTGACGGGAGCGCCCCTTCCGGAAAGCGCCAAAGTTGTTCATTTTCAGGATGGTGACGTGTACGAAGTTGACGGCTTAGCGGACTTTTTAATCAATATGCAAGAAGTCAGGAGTCCAGCAACTGGAAGAAACCTCACTGAAAAAGAATTAGAAAAAGTAGCTGAAACTCAAGACGCAGCCTTAAAATTTTGTCTTTTGGACACGTTAAAGACTGCAAAGGTTTCTTCAAAAACTATAGGGTCTGTTAAAACTAGTTATTTTGAGGAAACTATTTACACAATGGTTTTACACTGCCTCTCAATTTGCGAACTAGATCAAGTGGCAAATGCCCACTCGTCCATTCTCGACTTCAACAAACGATATTTTCCAAAAACGATAAGGGCGTTTTCGGGCTTGTCCTTGGCAAATCCCACACGTCTTTTAAAAATCTGCTCAAATGTGCTCTCTCAATTAAAATCGGTTTTGGAATCGGTAACTGATGAACACTCTTTATATTTGTATCACCCAGTGGTACTTGAGAGCGTGTGCAGCGCTCTTATCGGCGTCTGTAATCTTTCGGCGACTCAGTATTTTTCTTCGACGTCGCCTGAAAAATTTTCGGCAAAAATATGTGAGGTTCCAGTAGCTCGAATTGTTCAAACGCAAGCAATTTCTAGAATTGTTCCGCGAAGGGACACGTAGGAAAAGTAAAAAGAATGAAATGCAATCAATTTTTGCCTGTATTATTACTCTCGCCATTTGCCTCCTCTGGTTTATTAGACACAGCTGGCTCGGACTCGAAAAACTTAAAAGTTCTCCAAAGCAGCCCAAAACTGAACTGTATTCGAATGTACGATCTCAAATTCGAACTGGTGATCTGTTAATGACAAGATCATCAAATAATTTTGTTTCTGACCTTCACTGCAAGTGGCTAAACACGCCCATCTCGCACGTAGGTGTCGCCGTTGTTCAAAATGAAGGGGATAAACTAACGAAAGTTTTTATGTTTGAGTCCTCGTCCGGACGCGGCGCGCAACTGCGGGATCTTGAGGATTATGTCAGAAACGGAGTTAGTGATGTTTTCATACGTCATCTAAATAGAGAAGAATTAAAAATTTCAAGAGAAAAAGTTCTTCGTGTAATCGAAAGCCTCTCGAATGCAGTTTATTCGTTCGAATTTGTAGCCGACATTCCACACAAGCTTTTAGGGTTTGATAGGGACGACGAGGCAAGACTTAGGGATGAGTGGGATGGTGAAGACGAAGAACAAGCCGACGAAGCGTACAGCTGCGCAGACCTCGTTTACAGGGTGTATTGTAAGTTAGGCGTAGTGGGCACAAGCTCACGCAAGAGCAAACGGAGATGGTTTCCAAAGGACTTTTTTCTTAATAAAGTAAACCTTTCAGATTTTGCGTTTGGAGACATTCGCAGCGTTTTCTTCAATGACCTAGACCAAGTAGATAAAAAAAGAATTTTGCTCTCTCTCGAAAAAATATATTCACATACTTTAAACAGGAATAATTAGAAAAAAGATACATAATGGCTCAAAGCATTGTAGAAAGGATGAAAGAAAGAAATGAGGCGTTTTTGCGAAATAATTCAACTAAGGCTCGTTCGCAAGCTCATGCTTCTATTCCGATAATTCCGATTGCTTCTTCTTCGACTTATGACCAAAACCAACCAAACCAACCAAACCAAATAGGCAACCAAGTACTTGTGTTTGAAGAACAATCTAGTGTCCTAAATGGTGGAAAGGAAGAGGAAGAGAAAGGGGAGAGGTGGTTTGATTCGCTTAGGGGAGGAGATAGGAAAGAAGCGATGGAAACTGAAAAGTTTTTAGTTGATCAACTCGCGCTCACAAGGGAAGAGACGAACAAGGCTCAAGCTAATTCGTTACTAGTGCAACAACAACTTACGGAGCTTCAAATTGAACTCGAGAGAGTTCGCTCAATGGTCAAAGCCTCGACAAAAAACGTTGAAGAATCCACACAAATCCTTAACCGAGTACAAGACGCGAGTCTCGAAATCAATCGGACGCGTTCTGAGATGGTCCTCATCCAACAAGAGACAGCATCTGCGGCACTGAAAGCAAATTCTTTCAAGAAAAATGCCGAAAGTGCGGCGCGCACAGCGCAGGACGCCGTCACAATTCAGACAATGAAGAAGACTCGCATTATGCATGGCGAGCTCGAGCGGGCACTAAAATTGGAAGAAGATCTAAAGAAGAAATCCTTGGAAGGTCACAAATTATTAGATGAAGAACAAAAGGTTCTTGATCGGTTGCGCGTTACCGAAAAGCAAAAGAGGGACGACGCAGATTCTGAAGAGGCCCGGTACTCAAAGCTAAAATCATACGCAGAAATCTTAGTGATGAATGCCCAGACAGCCACTGTGGCCGCGGGCGAGGCAAACGAAAAACTCGCTTTTCTTCTTGCGAACGAGAAAAAGGCACAAGAGACGTTGACCAAGTATAAGGAACACGCTAAATCTGTAATTCAGAGAAGCAAGAAGTTTGAGTCCGATGCTATAAATAGTGGAAAGAGAGACCCAGAAACTCTTCACAAAATTAACGAGATTCACGCATACGAGACGGAAACCGCCACTGTTTTAATTGCAACAATGAAATTGATTGAAAAACTTCGGGAAAAGATCGAAAAGGCTCTAGCGCGCGCCAAGGAGGCGGAAGCTTCGGCACTTCAAAAAGCAAACGACGCGAAAAAGTCTCAGGACACTTTAATTGAGTACGAGTCTGTTCTTAAAAAAGCATTGAGCGACGCGGTTGTCGCTTTGCGCGAGCTACGGGACGAGGAGGTCAAGATAGAAAAAGTTCGTTCCGATTCTACGCGTTACGACGACGAGTACGAAAGAGCAAAGACAGACGCACGTATTAAGTCCTCAGCAACAATTGAAAGCGAGAACGAAGCTCGCAATGCTCTCCGCGAAATGCAAGCCACTACTACGGCAGCAGCGGCTCCCGAATCAAAACCGGAAAATGGATTAGGGTTAGAAAGCGAGGATAAGCCCCAAGAACTTTCAGGTGGTTTTCGTAACGGCGGTGTCTTTTCTAAAATTACAAGAGCTTTGCAGAGTTTGAAAAAGAAAAATATTAAGTATGTTTCTGGAGAAAATTTTCAGAAAAGTGTTGCAGACGAACTTGCGGGGGAAATTAAAGTGAAATTTTAGTTGTTGTTGTTGTTTAAAAAAAAATATTTACCAGATGCATTTACAGTTTCTTTGAAGTGGATGATAATGAGGCCCTAGAATTGATGAAATGTCGAGATACAAAAATTCTTGTATACTCACAGAATCAGGTCGAAACGCCCATTCTGCATTTTTTGAAAGAAACTTTGGCTCGCCCCCCTTTTTAAAACCAAAAGGTTCTGTTGAAACAAGTACTTGAGCTGCACAAAACATACCAGTATTCCATTGCGAAAAATGGTCAGAAACCTTTTCAAATCCACTCTTCTTGTTTATGCAGTTCTGGCACGTACAAGAATAGTTTAGTAATGGGTACTGACGAATGTTGTTGACATTGACAAATGCTAAGCACCGAAAAATTACCCCTTCTGATCGAAGTGTATAATCCTGTTGACGCGAGGCATACCTGCTTGCCTTAAAGAAAGTACCTAGGTACACGGCATCGCCAAGCATGCCAAAGCTGGGTCTAAGACCGTTCAGCAGGATCGAGTCCTTACGGTCTGCGCCAGAGCCATGATATAAAGAAAGGGGATCGCAATTACATTGGAGTTGTTTATTAATTTCTTTCTTGTGTCGCAAAATTTTCAAGGAGTCAGTTGCCGAAATTCGAGTATCAAAATACACGCAGCAATCTGACACATCTTCTGGATAAAATCCTCCTCGTGGTGTAAAATCGTCACTCACTAGCCAAACTCGATCTCGTTTTGGTTTGTGTGTTGTTGTAATTTCGCATTTATCAATTTCAAGCTCAAAAGATTCAGTTGTAATTTTAACATTTGAATTTATTTTATCATTCGTTAAAAGTTTTAACTCCCCAAATTTTTCATTAAACGCGCATAAGTACTCTGCATATTTAAAAAGTACTCCACCAATCGTCTTCGTTCGTATCCTACAAAGAAATCGATCCTTGTCCATTTTTTTTAATTTATTACTCAATTAATAAAATATTAATAATTATGGAACTAGAAACACAACCCCCTCGAGTAGTTCTTCTTTTGGACGAAAAAGATGAAAACGGAGAAAAGGATGAACTCGAGGCATTCAAAGCTGTAGGGCTTTCAATTTCTCTTGCGATCGGCGACGCAGTGGATGTAACAAGATCAGAAAAGGGGTATGCAGATCTTTTAAAATCAGTCAAGGAAGAATGTGAAAAAGGACTTTCAATTGAGTTGCCTATCGAAGTAGGTTTATCAAGTAACGAGCAAAACGAACAAGAAAATGACCTAGAAAACGACGAATGTGTGTGGTCTTATCTTTTAAAACCTCACGAAGCAGTCATGAGTTCTATAACGAGCAAAAAATGTTCTGCCGTTGGAAACATTACGCTGTTGTTTCGCGGGCGAGCCGATGATGGAATTCTGGCAATCGTCGACTCAGCTTACCTAACTTTTAATGATCGCGTTATTGACATTGCCAGCATGGCTCCGAACCAGAACGATAGACGAGTGGCAACATTTCGTGGATTTCCAGAATCGAATCCGTTCATGTTTTCTTGCATGTCAGAAACGGATAAACTGAAAATATTTATTCGCTTCAAAAAATTGCCGAGTAGCATGGGGTTTGGGAAAGAAATGATTCGCATTTTGGCCGATATGTTTTGCTTCGAGGCGCAAGATAACTTTTTGCATCAAAGCTGGATTTTGCCATTGCAATTCGACGAGGAGCAGGAGTTTTTCTACGATTGCTCACAAACGCCAGCAGTTTTACGACTCAAGGGAGAACTTGGAGCACCTCCCGACGTTTTATCAAAACGGGCCTCCAAAGGCTGGCCTCACAGAATGTTTTTCAGTTCTATTTCTGAAGCTTCAGACTCAGACTCGTCTTCTGAACCTGAAAACCTTGAACGTGAATTAAAAATGAAGGAGGATTGGAGAGAGCGCTTACAATTGGAAGAAAAGGAAAAAAAGGCGAGGGAAAGGGCTAAAAACGTTATATCGACCATGAGCGCCGCTCTTCATGCTCGCGGACGAGCATATTCGGACGAGGACGTTTTTCATATTCAACGATTGTTTGGTGCCTCCCAAGGACTGTCTTCCGAAGGAGAGGCGCTTTGCGCAATCGAAATAGCGCGATGGAAAGCGCAGAAGCAGCTTTTGGAGGACGAATTAATGCGTTTAAACTAAACTTTCCGCATCTCTCTTGCGCACGTGAGTCTTTATTTTGCCAGGCTGAAAATAATTATATACCAGTTTTTCCACAGCCTCCTTCTCAAAATACTTGCAGCTGAACAAATCAAAGTACATTGAATTATTCTCCTCACAAAAGTGCGCGCAAATGTTCGATGTCTCTATTAGTTGAACTAAGGTAAACCCCTTTTTGTTTGCGTCTCCAAACATTACAATTTGAGGTTCACCAAACGCTTTCATATCAATCTTGTGTACAAGATCTTTCGTAAATCTTTCAATGGTTGATTTTGATCGAATTGATTTAGGATTGCAATTTGATCCATCAATGGTCAAATGCAAGCCCCACGATTCTATTTGTTTATGGTTAGAACTTTTACGTACAAATGTGGTTTGTTTCAAAAATGTTGTTTTAGAAATAAGTAAAGATTTATTATAAGGTGCAAGGCTATGATGAAACATTAAAACTAAAAAAATATTCCTTTTTTTTATTTATTGGCTGGGTTTGTTTAAAGAAAGTAAAGATTTTAAATAAACACGCTATTTCAACGCTACTCGTTCAGGGGAAGGCTCGCACTAAAGCCTTCGTCTCCTCCTCCGCTTAATGTTGAT